AACTTGAAAGGCATTTTCGACGATTCCTACCAAGGGGTGCAGGTTGCGGAGGCAGAATTCGCTAGTACGCAGCCGGTTATCATGCTTCCGACCAAGGCTCTACCGATAGAGCCTGTAGAGGGCGATAAGGTCATCATAGAGTGCCAAGCCTATACCGTTAGGAATTTCAAATCTGACGGCACAGGCGTGACGACTCTCGTTCTACAAGAATCTACCGAACTGGACGCTCCCTAATGGACAAGTGGCTAAAAAGCATTGTCGATCTCGGGGATACACAATTCGGCTCGGAAGCGATTTATAAAAATAGGAAGTCGCGGTACAAGATCACAGGCATTTTCGACGAACCCTATCAAGGCGTAGATGTAGCCGAAGTAGAGTTCGCAAGTGCAACGCCTATGTTCACGATCCCGACCGCTGCATTACCGTGCAGACCGGAATACGGCGATCTTCTTTTAATAGATTGCGAAGAATACAAAGTAAGAAATTTCAAAGCAGACGGAACTGGCGTAACAGTTTTACAACTTGAATTCTTAACCAAGTACGAAGAAGCGGTAGTTAATAACATCTTGCTAGAGAACGGTGCAAACTTGCTCACCGAAGCCGGTGCATATCTGATACAGGAAACTGGAAACATCTAATGGCACACGCACGAACGCAAATTAGAGATGAGGTCGTTTCTATACTTACGACCGCTGCCGTAGCAAATACGATTTCGGCTTCGCGTGTTTATCCGATACCACCCGATACGGTTTCGATGGCTTTGATTTATACGAATACAGATTCCGTTACAACCACAACCCTAACGTATCCACGAAAATTTGATCGCGACTTGATCTTGACCGTAGAGGTCGTGGCTAGGGATTCGGACTATCTAAACGACCGGCTTGATCGTTTATGCGAGTCGGTCGAGAACGCTATTGGCGCGAATCACACGCTTAATGGCAAGGCAAAGGATTGTATCTTAACGGATACACAAATAACGCTAGACTTTAACGGCGATGCACCGATAGGGTCTGCGAGGATGCAGTTCCGCGTGTCTTACCGGACTGCGGAGACAGACGCAGGAACTATTATCAGTTGAGGTATTAAATATGGCTAATCATCATGGCTCTGAAGGAATTGTTCGCATCGGCGCAAATAACGTCGGCGAGGTAACCGGCTTCTCATTTACCGCTACGGCTGAATACGCCGAAGATACAACGCTCGCCGATACAGCAAAGACGTATAACGTAACTGCAATCACATCGTGGAACGGCTCTGTTACGGCTTTTTGGGATGAGGCTGATACGAACGGGCAACTCGCCTTTGTTACGGGTGCAAACGTGGATTTGAAGTTGTACCCCGAGGGCGTAGTGAATCCAGACACTTACTATTATGGAAACGCTTTGGTTACGGAAATAACGCGCAACGTGCAGCGCGGTGCTATTACTGAGATCACTTTTAACTTTATTGGCAACGGTGTATTGACCACCGGCACGGCAGCATAAGGAGACTACAATGGCAAATCATCATGGTTCTGAGGGACTTGTTCGAGTTGGGTCAACCACCGTTGCCGAGGTGACGGGGTTTTCTTTCACTCTGACGGCTGAGTACGCCGAGGATACGACCCTCGCGGATACGGCTAAGACGTATAACGTTACCGCCATTACTTCATGGAATGGCTCGGTAACGGCTTTCTGGGACGAAACGGATACGAGCGGACAAGTCGCTTTGGCTCCGGGTGCAAACGTATCGCTCGTACTCGCCCCAGAGGGTATAGACTCGGGTGATACCCGTTATAGCGGCAACGCTCTAGTTACCGAGATCACCCGTAACGTGCAGCGTGGCGCGATCACGGAAATCACTTTCAACTTTATTGGTAACGGCGCACTCACGGCGGCAACTTCTTAATAGAGGGTTTTTATGAACTGGAAAGAACAGGCGAAATCGCAATTCGCTGAACGGCGCAAGCCCGAGACGTTAGTTGCGATACCTGTACCGGCTTGGAATACCACCGTGTATTTCTGGCCCGACATGACGCTTTCCGAGCGTCGTGAAATCTTTATGCTTGCTAAGCAAAAGGGCGATGAAACTATCCTCGACCTAGAGGCTATGGCGATCACGCTTATAGTTAGAGCAAGAGATAAAGAAGGTAAGAGGCTTTTTAGTAAAGCCGAACGCATGGAGTTGATGAACGAATACGATCCAGAGGTTATTACTCAGATCGTTTCGGCTATGAACTCTCCAGTTCCAAGTGTTGAGGATGCCGAAAAAAACTGATCGAGGACGGGCAACTTAGGGCGATTTACGCTTTATCGTTACGGTTGAACGTCCTCCCAGATCAGATTTTTGAAATGACCGAAAGCGACTTCTACCATCTACTTGCCGCGTGTAAGTTAGAGGCAGATGACCAGGAGCGAGCATGGCGCAAGCACAAGTAACCATTACCGCAGTCGACAAGACGCAGAACGCAATCAATTCTGCGATGCGTGGACTAAAAGGTATTGGAGACCAAGCCTCTTTGCTTAAAAGGGCATTTGCTGGAATAGGTGTGGCAGCCGTTGGTCAATTTCTAACTAGAACTGCGTCTGCCGCAATTCAGTACGGAGACGAGATCGCAAAGGCTACTGCAAAGTCCGGTATCGCAGCAGAAGCCTTCTCTAGTCTTGCCTATGCCGCTAAACAATCTGACATTGATCTTAACTCCCTATCTACCGCTTTGCGAAAAATGCAGATCGCATTGTCTGAAGCCAGTAGCGGGGGCAAGTCTCAGAAAGAAGCACTCGACGCATTAGGGCTTTCTCTTAAAGAAATACAGGCTTTAAATCCAGATAGGCAATTCGAGTTAATCGCGGATCGTATTAGTATGCTTACCGATCCAGCAGATCGGGCTAGAGCGGCAACTGAGTTGTTTGGCAAGGCTGGCGCTGATCTTCTCCCGATGTTTGAGTCTGGCGCGGAAGGTATACGAGCGGCAAGAGAAGAAGCAGAAAGATTAGGTGCCGTTTTATCTACGGAACAGGCTCAAGCATTAGCACAGGCCGATGATGCAATAAAAAGATTAGGGCAAAGTTATGATGCTTTTGCCACAATATTGATTGCTAAAGTTGCTCCAGCATTAACTAAATTTTTCGACGTCCTATCCGGCCAGACAGGAGCCATGACCTTAATTCCTGGCTTTACTGAAAAAGCATTAGGGGCGAAGATTGGTCCGACAAGATCGCCTCAAGAAATTGCAGCGGCTAATGCTGCATTTGCTAATGCACAAAAAAATATGTTTTTGCCGGGATTTAAAGATTCCGAGGCCGCTAAAAAAGAAGCCACTAGAATTGCAAAAGAAGCGCAACAAGCCTTCGATGATCATATAGAAGGAATTAGAGTCAAACTTAAAAACGAACAGGAAATAAAAGACTATTTGCAGAATATCGAGGATGGAGTTCAAGAAACATTCTTCGATATAAACGAAAAAGTTTCTAACGATTTTGCAGGTATTGTAGAAAGCATCGGTTCAAATCTTCCCGACTTATCTGATAAGTTTGACGGAATGACGGAGTTTGCTAGGGCCGCCGCGCAAAACATCCAGAACATTTTTGCAAACTTTTTATTCGATCCATTCGAAGGTGGGTTAAGGGGTATGCTTTCAAGTTTTGCGAATATGTTGCGGCAGATGGTGGCGCAACTAATCGCGCAACAAGTATTGCTGTCATTCTTCGGTATGTTTACCGGAGGAACAGGAATGTTTGCAAACTTTGCTAAAGCAGCAGTTTCTTCTCTTTCCGGTACTCGCGCTATGGGCGGCCCTGTATCTAGCGGTAAGTCTTACCTTGTAGGTGAGCGTGGGCCAGAGATATTTGTTCCTAACGCATCTGGCAGTATTATTCCTAATAACAAGATGGGAGGAATAACCGTGGCTCCCGTTTATAACATCGATGCTAGAGGCGCGACATCGGAGTTGCAGAAATCTTTACCGGGCATATTGCAGGAAAACAACCGTCGTATTTTCGACGAACTCGATAGACGTTACGGGATAGGCCGATGACAGACTTTATTCTCCCAACTGATCTTGTCGCCTCCGATGTAGAGTGGACGATATTTGATAACTCTGCCGTCTTCCAATCTCCGCTTTCTGGGGCGGTCAGAACCGTATCGCGTCCGGGCAACCGGTGGGGCGTTCGGGCTATCTATAGGGCGGTATCTGGACAAAAGCGCAGACGATTGCTCTCTATCATCGCCGCGCTAAGAGGTCGATCAAATAGGCTTTACTTTACCGACCCGTCTTATACCCTTGCAGGGTCGCTTTCTTGCCCAGAACTATTGAGCAACAATGCGGCAACCGTTAATACGACGGGCTGGACATCTAGCAACGCAGAGTTGGAAATCTCGGCTGATAGTCATTTTGGGCTTCGGCTTTTCCGCGCTGGCGTAACTGCTGATCGATATGTTTATCAAGCGGCAGCAACGACCGTCACCTCGGCTCCCTATGCGGTTCGTATGCTGCTTTACGCAGGGCGTGGTAACGCCAGAGCCTCTATAGAGGCGGGAACGACCCAAGGTGCTACTGACGTTCTAAACGGCGCGACTCGCTCTGCTGATGGCTACTACGTTGATAGTTTTGCCGCATCTGGAACCTCAACGCATTTTTCTTTCTATGACTATATCAGCGGAAGATCGGCTGGAAACTTTCAGTTTTTGCCGTGGGTTTCGGCTGCTCGGTGCGTACTAGTT